CGCTTGCTCTCAAGTTGCTGTGAGTGTGTTGCATGTCGGGCTCGAGTCTGTTGAGTTTGTTTGTGGTATGTCATGTGTAAGCGTAATGCAAGACAGACCTCTGAAGAGCCCCCCGTCCGTTGCCACACTGGACTCCCTATTCAATTCCTTTACACTCTGCGCTTCGACGCTTTGCCAATTCCTTTCGTGTTGCAGGTTTTGGACGCGCCGATCTAACCAAGTTCCCTTGGATTAGCCCCGTCACTTGCGAAGGTGATACGGCCTTGATGCTTGCCAGTTGTAGAAGTGTTTAGCGGTGTCTTTTTTTATCTGACCTAATCATCAGGATCGCCCAGATTAGTACGACGCCTAGAAGACCCCAGACTGTACGGCTCATGGCTGGTTCTCGGGGAAGGCTCGGCGCAATGCTTCATGCGCTAGGTACAGCTCATCAGTAAGACGCGCTACTTCTAATTGCAACCAGTCACGCTCACGCGCAATGGCGCTCATGTGATCGTGCAAGATGCCGTAATCCTTGTCGCTGTAATAAGTCATAGTTTCAACCTGTCAATCAATACTCGGCACTGTCCCGATGACAATGTTTCTACCACTACATCATCCACGCCGAGAGTCTTGTGAATGAACTCAAGCAGCTGGAAGTCATCCCATGCTTTGCCTCGAGCGAGCGACTTTAAGAAGGCAATCTGTTTGGGTGTAGCGCCGCCAAAGGTGTCAGGTGCAGGCGTGCTATTTACGCGGTTCACTTTCTCCATTTCGGTAGATGATGCGCGCTCTCCAGTGTGTCCTAGTGGGCCGTTGCTGATTGCGCGTCCGATCGCTGATGTTTCGCAGTTCTCTAGGAACGATGTTTTGTTCACTGGGGAGTTCCCCATAACTTCTTCTGCCCAACCGTGAGCAATGATCCGTCCTTCGTTGTCAAAGGTCTCGCACCTGAATATCACCGTAGACGCGTCGTAGTGCATCATGGTCGTCACGATTTGTCCTTGTGGGTAGGCAGTCCAGAAGCGTTCTAGGCGCTGTGCAACGGTCTCATAGAGCGATAGGTCAAAGTGTGCCATTAGCGCGCTTTCCAGACGATCGCCATGTTGCCTGCAACCGTTGGACGCTCTAGGTCGGTGGCGTAGACGAATTTGTCTTTGACTAAAGAGCCCCGGGTGGGTCTGACAGTGTTGCCCGAGATGCCCAGCGCTCGCTCGATCTCTTCATCTGTCGCGCCGCCTGACTGCTTGAGGTATTCATATACGCGCCGACGCTTTGAGCCTGATTTAGGCAGAGCGTTTAGAGCTGCACTTGCCGAGGTGGGTTTTGCGCTGGGTGAGATGATGACGGTGTTGCGATCAATGGCAATGTCTTCTCGGTATGCACCGAGTCCGCGTGAAGGTGCGAAGAGTTGTAGGTCGTTCATTTGATTGGCTTCACTTTCTTGCATGCTTTGAGTTCGGGATGTGACCAGAGGATCTTGGTTGGGTTGGTGGCGTGTGGTGTGCCGTGCATTTCTAGTCCACACTTCTTGCAAGTTATTTTGTGCATGTCAAGATGCAGTTGATCGCGGCTCGAATTACTGACGCATTGAAGCGCGCCTGCTCTCCGCCTGCTTCCATGCTTGCTTCGTACATGATCGCTAACTCATCAAGAAGAATGTCGTGCGAATGTTTTGGTGCAGGTACATGATTAGGTCGCACAATGTCGTCTATGAATTGCTTGAAGACTTTGTTGTATTTGTCGCTGTAAGTTTCGGGATACATCTGTCGGGTCTCCTCTGTGATTCCTGTTTCGGGATATTGCTGTTCGGTCACTGTGGAAGGTTCCAAGGTGTCCAAGATGAATTATGCCATATCGCAAGACCTGCGATGAGGTTTATCTTCGGATCAAACAACTGGTCGCACACTGACAGGATTCCTTTCGCTTGTAGCCAACCTTGAGGCCAGTATGCCGAAGGGGTGCACCAGAATCCGTTGATCTGCATTAGACCGTATGAGCCGCCGTTCGTGTCGTATCGGTTGTAGGCGTCTTCGGTGCAAAGTGACTCACGATAGAGCACTCTTGAGAGCGTAGGAGACTCATCGGCAGACCAGCCAACCTTGAAAGCAAGATCGAGAGCTTGCGCGCATGTCGTTACTGGGAGAGTAGTGACAGGGGGTGTCACTACGCTCGGCAGAGGGGTCAATGGGATCGTCTGATATGAGGTTGAGGCACTGACTTTAGACATGCCTTGAGGCGGCTTAGAAGCGTCCCAGAGCAGCACAAAGGCGGCAAGTCCGAAAGTTACCCAAGCGAAGATTTTGATCGTTTTTTCGTTCATTGTTGAAAGCTCAATTCTGTAGGCACGCCCCAACTGTCGCCAGCCAAGGTTCGGAAGGCGATTTGGGCGCGGATGATTTTGTGTGTGTCTTCGTGTCTAAAGATCTGGACAAGTATTTCTTGTCCGTTGTCCATTGAGCACCGACCTACCTCGTAGATGAAGACTTTTGGTTCGGTCATAATTTCACTCCTATCGTCGGTACTTCGACCATAGAGGATCAGTGTGCGCTATTGGGGGATTTCGCCGAACACTCTCTGAAACGCTTGTTTCACAAGGGCTGGAGAGTCTGCCATAGCGGGAGAGATCTCAACATGAAGCCAGTCGCCACCCGGGGCTCCGTGAATTGTTGGCTTTGAGTATTTGCTCCACGCTTGTCGAGTGCACTGCCAGCCTCGTCCGAAACTTTGTGGAAAGTAATCAAGCACGCACTCAAGACCAAGCGCGTTCGCGTTAGCAGTAACAATGTTAAAGAAGTCAATCGTGCCCTTGCGGTTCGCTTTAGGTTGCTTGTCCGACTTGCGATATGAAAGATCTACTGCGCGTCCTGTTGCATGCACTGAAAGATTCTCGGATCCGCGCATGTCGCGAACGCCCCAAGATCCGTTATTCCAGAAGGCTCCGTTGCCGTAACGAATCGCTTGTCTGATCCATTCGTCCATTCCGCTTCTAGGGCCAGCTGCGGCACCGTCGGAGTTCCCTGTGTAAGGCTTGCTTCCTACGATTTTAGGGTTCGCTGGAATAATGCTCATAGCGCTGGAGGGTCTTTAGGTCGGTCTTTGAGTCCGTTGCCTGCAAGTAGACCAATTAAACCGCCTGCGAGGGTCATCAACATCGGCGACAAGACGCCCCATGCTTCCGCGTCGTTAGGGCTTTGCTCGGTAGGTTGCACGACAAACAGCAAGCCGAAGATCAGTGAGGCGATTGCCATAACGAAAGATGCGGTCAGTCCGATTCCTACGATGAGGATTAGTCGAGCTTTGATTTGTTCGTTGGATAAGCGTTTGTCTGGGTTCACGCGCAGCGCCTTTCTAGTAGTCCGTTGGCTTTGGTGGTGTTGCAGTTTTCGCGGTTGCGATCAGCACAAGCCGTTAGTGCAAGTGCAAGGATGACGCTCACTATTAGTACGCGCGGTTTCATAATTAATTACGGAATAGGAATGTAATTGACTTGCTGCTGAATAAACGCTTCGTATTCAGTTGGTGTCATTGGACGAACTTTGTCATCAACTTGAACGAATACTTCGTCGTGTGGGTACATCGCTACGGCTTCTTCGTATGTCATGTGTTATGCCTTTCGGTATCCGTAAACAAAGATAGTTCCGCCAGTCAAAGTGCCAGAAGAAGTAGCAATAGTAAATGCTGTGTATGAAGTTGCCACATTATGTATCCCAGTACCTGTTCCAGCGACTGTTCCTGCTGCCCAATTAGTAGGACCAAATACAGTTGGTTTTGCTAAAAATGGGTTTACTACATCAAGGTTGAAAGCAATAAAACCTGTTGTGGCATATCCAGCATAGCCAAACGAGCTTGCAGCGTTGTCTGACGCTGCCAGCGGTGTCGTTGAACCGTAACTAACATAAAAAGTTCCAGAACTGTATCCAGTAACTGATGCACCAAGGGTCAGTACTAAAGTAGTCAAACCAGAAGCAACGCCGCCACTTACCACAATTTTGTAGTTGTCATAAGTTGTAGAAAATGCGTCAGAGACTGTCACGCTTGCGACAGCGCTTCCAATGGTCTGTTCCTTGATGTATGTCAAACCGCTGTTTATGTTGTTATTTACATAAGCCGATGTCAGGATCTGTCCTGCGGTGGTTGGGGTACTTACAGTCATGTTTCTATCCTAGGACATTGTCTTCGTCGAGTGTGCCATATACAGCGTCGTTCAAGATCAGCTCATAGACGATCGTGGTTGGTGCCGTGAAGTAGGTTACAGCGTGCCCAGCCGACAAAGTAAGCCGATGCTCAAGTCCTTCTACCGTCAAGTTTTGAGCGAATTGGGTTGGGCCTTCCGAAGTAGTAATTGACTTCTCAATGTTGATTACGCTTCCTACATCAAGAAGGGCAAGTATGTCTTGATCGAGGGCTGCTGTGCCGGGAAACTCGGTGCCGAGCGAGTTGAAGCGTGCTTCGGGGTTGGCGTTAAGAAGGTACTCGGCGAGCGTGAGAGCTGCTGCGTCGTTATGCACAAGCGAGTCCGTAATGGATTTTGTTTGAATCAAATACGCGGCTTGAGAAGCGAGGTCTTCTGCGACTTCTGGCGACGATGCTCCAGCGTGCTGAACAGATGCACGATTGACCACTGTGTCCGCTTGGAAGGCAATATCGATTGCCGAGTAGCTGATCTTGGTTGGTGGGTTGGTGTCGTGGAACTCTGCGACAGGCACTCCTAGGACTTGACCGATGCGCTTCTGGAAGGTGATAGTGCCTTCACGATCCACGAAGATTCTGCCTTGTTCGGCGTCCATGATCTTGTTTGCGTACCCTGCAACCGAGGTTCCGTTAGCGACCGTGTAAGCCGCTGCACCGCCAAGGGTCGCCACACCTGTCTCAATGCTCCGTGAGCCCTGATAATCCACTTCTGGTAGATCCAGCAGGTCATCAAAACGATCGCTTGAGAGCTGCTCTGTGACATTCCATTCAGCCAAGAAAGTCTGCCCAAGTTGATAAGAAAAGTCGGCACAAGTGACGCTCACTGTGTCAAGACCGCCAAGGGTAAAGGTGTAATCGAAGTTTACGATGTAGCCGACCCACAAATACTCTTTGACGCCGAGCGAGTCATATCGAGAGAAGCGGACTTTGCGAAGTGGTGCAAGCCCGGGGAGAGAGTTGTTCGGATCGTAGTAAGGGGATGTCGTGTCGAAAGGGTTGAACACTCCGTCGGCGTAAGTGTCGTTGAGTGTGAAGTTCATCGTGCCATAAGGGAATTGGTCGCCAGTGTTAGCGCGTCCGCGTTTCGCTGTAAGACCGATAGTTCCGTCCATGACCGACGCATATTGATCGGTGCCGTCTAAGACATAATCGGTGGAGTCAAGGGTGCCTTTAGGGTCGTCGTCCAATGTGAAGGCGTTCCAGTTGTACCCTGTATCAATCTCAAGGTCGTAGTTACCTGATCCGACTACTGCTACGCCTGCCATTACGCGACCGCAATATTGGCTGGGCCGTTCTGCCTGTTGAATGCTCTAATCGCGTTTACGACAGCTGTGCCGATCTCTGCACTCGAGCCGAGACCGCCGTTGATGTTGATCGTGTAGTTGCCCATTCCACCACCGCGTCCAGATAGTGGGATGACAGCTTCAGGGCCACGCTCACCGATCATTGCAAGCGTTGGCCCTGTCACGATTCCGCCGTCCGCGAGCATAGGGATCTCGGGGACTTCAAAGCCTTTACCACCGATTACTGGCACCCACGAAGGAATATTGAAAGCAAGTTTGCCGACCGTGCCGTTCCAGAGTTTTGCAATGCCGTTGAAGAGCGTCTTAAATGCGGTGTAGAGCCCTGTGAAGTAGGTGGTCAGTCCGTCAAATACTAATTTGCCACCTTTGACAAGTGCCTCAAACACAATGTCTACAACTTTTCTAAAGCCCTCAAACTTGTCATAAGCAATTTTGAGCGCGGCAACTAGCAAGCCAACTCCGATTGCAATAAGCGCGAATGGGTTGAGAGCCATAGCGATATTGGTGAGGACTATTGCTGCTGCTATTCCTGCGATCGCGGCGGCAATAATTGTGAAGGTTTCAGGGTTCTTTTGTGCCCAGTCTGCGAATGCTTGTAGATATGGCAGGACTGCTTCGATGACTGGCAAGAGTGCTGCACCGATTGATTCTTGGGTTTCTCCAATTGAGTTTTTAAGAATAGCCATTTGACCTGCGGCGGTTTCTGCGTTTTTGCTTACTGCTCCGCCAAAGGTTTCTCCCATGACTGCCATGATTTCGTCTAAAGATTTTCCGTCATCAACCATTGTTTTGATCTCTGGAGAAAGAGTTTTAAGTGCCTTGAAGTTGCCTTCGTAAGCCTTGGCAAGAGCCTCTGCGACCGTTGCCGAATCGGTATGAAGACCGACCGCCGTGTCCATGATGAGGTTCATGTCATCCATAGACTTTCCTGCGTCTTTGCTTTGGATCGTCAGAATCTCAAGGGCTTTGCGATAGTCGGTGTCTGCGATACCAGACGCTCGACTCATTACAGAGATTTCATCTTCAATTGATTTAACAAGTTCGTCTGATGCACCCGATGTATTTTTGAGGATTAATGCGAGATCTGATTGTTCTTTTTGGTCGTCTATTGCTGCCGCAGTTGCTAGACCTAGAGCTGCTCCAATTCCTGCTATAGCTGCTGCTGCTGGTTTTGCTGCTTTCTTGATTGCAAACGACGCCTTAGCAGAAGCGCCCTCAAGCGACTGGAACTCTTTGATCGCTTTTTGAGTGCCTTTGGTATCAAACTCGGAGATTATGGGAATGTTAATTGAAGCCATTACAAGACCACATTTCGATCAACTTTGTCCATGACAGTCTCAACGATTCGCCGCATCTCTGACTCAACTGTGCCTTGGTTCTTTTCCATTGATCTCCACATTACTCTTGATCGCATGCCGTAGCGCGCCGAGAGTGCACGACCTAGGCGTCCGTTTGCTGCCATGTCAAAGAGTGCTCCAGTAGAGCCCGAATAAACAATGTTAAAGACTCCGACATTGCGGATCTGTCCACGGAACTCCGAGACCTTTTTAGTGTTTATCTTGGCGGAGATCTTTTGCTTGCGTCCAGCATCCCAAGGAAGCATCTTGAAGCCCGAAGGCGTAGTCCATTTACGAGCCATACCAGACAGAGGCACCGTGTTCGGAATCAGCCCAAGCGCGTCATTGATGACAGGTTTTGCAACATTGCGGAAGTCCTTTGCAATTTCGTTACGAAGCCCCGGCTCAACGGAGTTCAGCTGCTTGATCGCATCCTTTAGACCGTAGACTTCGATCTTCGTGTTGAGTCCGTCAGCCATGTCACCTTTTCTTGTTTTGTTTTTCTAGCACTGCGACAATGGTACTTAGGTCTCGCGTGTCGAAGGTGTCAGCGTAGAAAGTGGGAGCCCACCCAGTCGCGACTACAAGTTCGGCGAGTTGTCGCCTGTAGCCGCGTCCGTAGGGTTTGGGTCTGTTGAGTCCTCTACGCCGATCTCAACATCTGGATTCTGTTTCAACCATTCGCGCCAAGTAGCAGGAAGAGTTTCGCCTTTAATGCCGAGCATGATGTACGCCCAGCAAGCCATATCCGATGCACCAATTCCGCGTCCGTCGGATACTCGACGATTCTCTAGGCGTTCCCATTCGGCGATCGCAAAGAGATTTGTAATAAGTAACTCTTTTTTGTCTCCGCGTGTAAGCGTAAGTTTGATCTTCATTGTCTTTCCTTTCGTCGGGCCAAGGAAGGCCGTTATTTAGACTGTGACATCAGCCGAGTAGACGCCACCCATGAAGGTAATGTCGATCGACTGTAGTTCTCCGAGTGATGCGGAGATCACTGGCAAAGACTCAAGATAGGTGCCTGTCAGAGTGAAGCCAGGATTCGTGCTGGAGTCTGCTGCGTCCGAAGGATTTACGACAATATTTAATTTGGTGCCAACAAGCGGTGCAAGTGTTGCGTAAGTAGCTGAAGCGGCATAGCTAAGAAATAGTGTCAAGGTGCACTCATTGTCCTCGAGACCAGCTGTGAAAGTGTTTGCCGTGTTGCCAAAAACCGTGTCATTTAGAGCCGTGACAGTTCTGGTGACGGTGGCGGATGTGCACCAGCCCGTGAGGTTTGTTGCCCCGACTAGGACTTTTGGATTTGAGAGAATAGTACTTGTTGCAGCCATGATGATTACTCCTTGGAAGTGTTGGTTTTAGTTTGACACATAATGAGACCGAGAGTGTGGATTAGGCAGTCTGCACGACAGTTGAGACCGACAGCTCATAAGCAGGGAGCACCGAGCCGCCGATATCTAGGTTGGTTGGGCGTCCAGATACGACCCCAATGTTTAGAGCGTAGATCTGGGCAAGGATATTGAGCAGGCTCTTTTGGGCGTCAAGGTTGCCCGGGCCTAGCGTGATGATCTGCAAGGTGAAGTTGAGTTTTGCGACATTGTAGTTGTAGCCGTCTATTGAGTCGATATTGACAAAGACCGAAGGCGGACTGATATTGCGCGGATCGTTATTGACCTGTAGACCGCTCACCGTTGAAAGCTTTGCAACTAGATCGTCGTAGCCTTCGTTGAATAGATCCGTGTAGTTAGGTACAGGCATCAGGCGACCTGTGGGCGATCAATCCCGAGCAACTGGCGGATCATTCCGTTTAGACCCATAACTGGAGTTACGCCCATATTTTGGAATGAAGCGAATTGATCTACCGATCCGCGTTGGCGATACAAGGCTCCACCGTACATTTGCGTCCCTAGGAAGACATCTTGTGAAGGGACAGTCGTAAGCGAGTCCACATAGCCTGCTTCCATACGACGACGCCAGCAGAATTGTGAAGCAGCTGCAGCGCACACTGTTAGGAAGGCGGCGTCGGCGGCGGTTGCTGTGCCTATACCGATCCAGTCCTCGAGATTTGCCGAAGTGACCCAAGTGCAGGTCTGCGTGATAGTTAGCGTGCCAGAAGCGGCAGTGCGAGCCACATCAGTAGCGGTCTTTGCAAAGAGCACCTGATTAGCGATTGGGTAATTGACATCGTAAATGAGATCGCCTTCGGTATCAATGCCGACATAGAGATATTGCGGTAATGCGCGAACAGTGTAAGTTCCGTTAAAGGTTGCGTCTACTCCAGCGATAACGACACTTGCGCCGAGTTCAATTTCTGCATCGGTGAGAAGTTGAACTACGGCGTAGTTGTCTATGAGGTATTTCTGGGTGACTGTGTAGACGGCCATGAGCGGATGCTCCGCTCTCGACTAGGCGATCGTGATTGCTTGGATGAAGCTGGACTTGGCAACAAATGTCGCAAAGTATTGGTGAATTGAAAGCGTGCGACCCAAGGTTGAAGGATTCTCGAAGCTTTGCAATGAAGCGCCAGATTCGTAGATCTCAAAGCCCGGGGCGTACACAACGAGCATGGTTCCTGATGCAAAGTTGTTATCAACAACAAGCGACAAGCCCATGACATCCATCATGTTGTAGCCAAGACCGCCTACGCGACCAAGAGCGTTCTGTCCAAGTACGCCGTTTGTGGTGTAACCGAGGACAGGTCGTTTTGATCCGTCAAGCTGACTGCCCAATTTTTCCCAGACATCGGGACTGACGCAAAGATGAGTTGGGAAGAAGTTGCTGTCTTCTGTGATTTCGCGCGCTGCGTCATACAACGAGCTGATCAAAGATGATGGATCGTTGGCAGTTACTGTCCATGTTGATCCTGATGCGGTCTTGCCTGCAACAAGTGCATCGGCTGCAATGTCATCAGTTTTGATGAGCACTTCGCCAGCAAGGTCATTCAATACAAGCTGAAGGGCGCTTGGGTCTGTGAAGTCGATGTCTTGGATTGACAGTGTTACTTGACCTGCAACAGTTGATTTTGTAACTGTGTTTGCAGCGATAACCATTGTGGTTGCCGATACTGCGTCAAGCTGATTGCTCTGCACAGCCGCTGATGTATGTGTCGTAATGGTTGGTCTCACAAATTGACGCGAAGTTGTCGAAGGCATCGCCCTTGCGCCAAATGCACTGACTACAGGGCGCACGAAATTTAGATCCTGAAAAAGTGGTCCGAGCACGGGAATATTCAAGAGGCCGGGGGTGTCGCCCGTAACGATGTCGCCAGCTGCCGCTTGTAGTGCTGTTTGACCGCGACGCTGTGCTTGCTTAAATGCGTCGCTTACTTTGTTGTAAGTGTCTCCGCCAATGTGATATGCGGCGAGCACTTCCGCAGCCGAAGGCATAGCAAATTCGCGTTTTGGCTGTGCTGGAATTGAAAGTGTTGGGATGCTTGCTTCGATTACTGGGACTGTTGCTTCGGACATGGTTTCGTTCTCCTGTGTAGGTTCTGTTTCTATGTTACTTATTTCTTCGTCTTCGTGGTGGATACTCGCCGCGATGTCTGTGATGATCGCTCCAGCAAATGCAGGAACTGGCACCATAGACAACTCAATCCAATCAGCTGCTAGGACTGTGATTGATCCGTCTTTGTTTGCTCGAGTCTTAGTTGGGTTTACTCCGACCGATACCGAGTCCAAGACGCCGTCAAGGGCGAGCTGCAAAGCGTCGTCGCCTTGTGCGGTCTTGCTAATTCTTGCGGTAAACATCATGCCTTCTTCATCGTCGTATCTGGCCGTAACAATGCCAATGGCGCTCTCGCTTGAATGATTGAGGAATAGGCGTGGGGCTTTGCCGTCTACTGGCAGGCTTCCGCGCTCAAAGATGACTTCTGTGCCGTCGGAGACGGTCGCTGCGACGCCGTAAGGGACTGCGATGCCTGTGATAGTTCTGGTTGGTGTGCCGTCGCTGGCGGCTGCGTCAATGCTGACGCTTTGAGCTGTAAGTCTGATCATCGGTTTGCTAACTCCTCTTGAGTATTTTCTTGGATTGGTTCTTCGGCTTTGTCTGCCAAATAGTTTTCTTCTAAATATTGTTCGGCATCAAATTCAACCATTGTTCCGTTAGGCAAAATGTTGTTCATGCTGAACGCTTCGGCGATCGCTTCGGCGTAAAGTTTGACGCCAAATATGTAAAGGTCTGCGCGCGCTTGCTGTGATGACTGGTAACTGTACGATCCAGTTGATACGCCAACTAGGTACGGTGGCACATTGCCTAGTCGCGCCATTTCTAATGCAGAATAGTTAGCGGACTCGATTAAGAGCATCTTGTCTGGACTCATTGTTGTAGGTTCGTAAGTGAGAAATTCGTTTAGACATGCTGTTTGATTTGTGGCTCGAGCCGCATTGAAGGCCTGCGCGAGGTCAGCCAATTCTTGAGCGCTCAAAGGCTCACCGCCAGTCTGACGAAGCACCCCGGCAGGAATGGAGCTGGACGCATTGCGATTACGCGCCGCTTCAATTTTAAGCGCGGTCTCTACAGCCGAGACGCTTGTGTAAACAAGTCCTGTTGTTGGTGACAAGATTTGCAAAAGATCGCGAGTGTCTAGTTCCACGCCGTTGAAGTAGACCTGATTACTTGGAGCGAACCAGACGGGACCTGTCTGATCGGTAGTGGTAATTGATCCGACTGGGAGCCTTTGATAGGACGCTGGAAAGCCGTCAGCCGTCCTTGATGTGATGTGAATTATGCTTCTACCGAACATGTAAAGGTCGTCAAATACCCAACTAAAAAAATGGGCGTAAGTGTTTTGCGGGTCAGGTTGGCGCATCCATGATCGAGGCGCAATGTAATTCTTGACCATGCGCTCTCCGTCCCAGCTCATGTTGTAAGCGCGGAGTGGCATACATCCGATAACTGACGCAAGCAAGTCTCGACAGCGACTGACCGCAGGAATGGTCATCAGTAAATTGCGCTGTTCACCTTCTCGCCAAGAATAATATTGGTTGAAGATATTGCCAACATTGTTTTGATTGCCGTAAATGTTTGCTCCTGCCGCTGCCGCTTTCGCAGGCGCAGGACTGATAGCAGCCTTGTTTACTTTGCGATCAAAGATTCCCATAGCACAAGATTACACATTGCGCTTGGATTGTGGTGGCACTCGCCCAGTCAGTTGCGGTATCCCGACGACAGGCAAGCAAGCGGACGAGTGCCAAGAAGATGTTACTGACTGACAGTTACCAGCATCGGCTTCTGGGAGTTTCCTGGTCTTGCAGCTGCCGCCGCTCCCCAAATCATCGTCCGACATAACTCAATCGGGCCAGCCGACTTCTGCGATGACACTGCGATCGAGCCTTGAGTCCTAACCATGACCGCGCGACAAACATGCTCGGCAAGCATGGCTTCCCCAGTGTGAACTAGACGACCTTCGCTAATCATGTTTCTTACTATGGGGGTGTATTGCAGAATCTCTTTGTAGCCCATGACGACGCGACGACGCTCAAAGACTGGCGGACAGTGGGCATCAATCGTGGGGGAGAAGATGAACTTGATTGCAGGATCAGCCGCCGCCAGTGCTCCGACATGAGCCCAAAGTTCTTTGGCAGTTTCGGCAGTAAAGGCAACCGAGACACAAGTACGACCGTCGCCAAGCGCGACCGACTTGGTGGCGAAGTAGCGCGACTCGTCCATTGATGCTTCGACCGAGATGACGCCGCCAGCAGGGATCGGACCGTTGTATTCAAGGTCGGGCCATAGGTGGGTTTGGATCCAGCTCTGGGTACTGGCGATCCACATATTGAGCGATGAGCGAAGGAAGTTTGAGCGGTCGGGGTCTTGCGATTCGGCGCGCAAAGTGTCGGCGGTCAGAGTGTGACCGAGTGCTGGGTTGCCCCAAGACCACGACGACTCAAGCATTGGATCCACTGTTGGCGGTGGCGACCATTCCGCAAAGTAAAAATTAGAAGGGTTGTTTGTGTCAATTAGTCGGAGCGCGTTCTCTCGATGTCTGATGAATAATGCGCTGGACTCGGTGCCAGCTGTGCTGAACATCGCCGCTAAAGGAGACCTGCGGACGCGCTGGGTCGGTAATAGTCCAGCCATTGTGATCTCGGAGATGTCGAATATTTCGTCGGCGCATATTAGGTCTACTGACATTCCGTGACCAATAGAAGGGTTCGCCGCGCGGACATACCACTTCGTTCCGTCTGGCATTGTTGCCGAGTTACGACCAAACGACTTCATAATTTTGGCGTTGTATCGGCTTTCTAAGATTGGTGCGATCTCATCAAAGAGCAGGCAGGCAAGTGACAAAGTGTGAGCTGTAGATAGGACGGTCTGCTTCGTGCCCCGGATCTTCGGCATTTCAATCATCCAAAACAAGATCAAACATTGGATAAGAAGTGTCTTGCCATTCTGACGCGCCACCGACACAAGGCTTGAGCGATGCACAAGATCATCCTGTCCGTCAGGAGCATGGGTAAATCCAAGCATCCGCTCTAAGACATGCAGCTGCCAAGGCATTAGTTTTACATGAAGTAGTTCGGAAGCCATGTCCCCCACAAGGCCAGCCCATGAGCCGTCGCAGTCTGGCACGATCGTCTCGAGTCTTGGCTGGTCGTGGCTGATCACCGCTGGTTCAGGCTGGTCAAGGCTAGTTGGGAGAGATACAAGCA